AAACGACATCTACGGCAATACGACCTGGAATCTCTATCTGGGTGACTACCAGGATCCCGGCAGCACGGTGATCGATGTCGAGGGCAATTGGTGGGGAACCACTAGCCCGACCGAAATCGAGTCGAAGATCTTCGACTACTATGATGATACTTCCTCACCCGTTGCTGACTACACCCCCTTCCGCTCGGGTCCGATACAGCCAAGTGATCCTGACATCTCCGTTGCCCCGATCGAGTTCTTCGTAGAGATCTTCCCAGGCGGCGCCGATGTCGTGCAACTGACGATATCCAACACTGGGCTAACGGAGCCACTCACCTTCTCTTTCGAGGAAGCGGTCGGAGGAGCGTCCGGGGCAAGCCGCGATGCATGGGCGCACCCGAGTAACCTGGTGGCATCCGGGCAGGTCGGAGTCGTACCAACGACACGTGCTGACGTCCCGTGGCTCTCGGAGGACCCCGTATCTGGATCAGTGCCCCCACAAGGCGCGGAAGTGATAGACGTCACTGTTGACTCCGACGGTCTTGCGGAAGGGTTCTACACCGCGTACTTGTTGATCAGAAGTAACGATATTGATGAGGATCCGCTCGTCGTTCCAGTCGTGATGCATGTCTCCCCCGTCTTCCTCACGAGCCCTGATGGCGGTGAGCAGTTGGCTTTCGGGGAGTGGTTCGCAGTGACGTGGATGACCGAGTCGCCGGAGGCCGTTGATCAGGTCGACCTCTACTATTCCTGCGACGGCGGGAACACTTACGATTCCATCGCCGAGGGGCTGCCGAACACACAGTCCTACGACTGGTACGTTCCAGCAGTGGAGTCGGACTCATGTCTTGTCCGTGTCGTTGCGCACTACTCACCAGGCGGTGAGTACTCGGACACAAGCGACAGGTGCTTCAGCATAGGAGGAGGGACTTCGGTTCCTGACGATGGTCTTGATGGCAGCGAGGTCTTCAGAATCGTTGCCGCGCCTAATCCCTCTGCTTCTTCAGTGTCACTAGAGCTGTGGATGATGGCTGAACACAGAGCCGAAGTCGCTGTTTACGATGTGGCTGGACGTCTAGTTGCTGAGATCGCAAGTGCGCAGCTGCATAGCGGCAGGAACACTCTAATGTGGAATGGACGATCAGCTGACGGGGCCAGACTACCGTCGGGTGTGTACTTCGTTAGAGCTGAGGCGGGAGGACGGCAGGCCAACTGCAAGGTGCTTCTGATCCGCTAGCGGTGCTTGGAGCCTAGCGACGATTGTCGGCAGCATCCGTATCAACTAGCAGGGCTAGGCTGCACATGCATACCCCCGACTGAGCGGTTCCAGTCTCTGCGTGGTGGTGTCGCGTCTAGAACCACCATAGGGCTGTCCGAGTCCTAGATCGAAACTCATCATTGCGCGACGACGAAGCGTGCTGTGATGAGTAAGGGCTCTCGCGTCCGGTCAAGTGCCCACTCGATCTCCCGGATCGCGTTGTGATTCCTTGAGTCTCCCCACGTCCGGATGATCACCCGCAGGTGATTGTTGAGTCGGCCCAGCCCGGATTCCGCGATCTCCTCCGCCTCGGGGTAGGTCCACGAGGTGCCGGTGATCCCGGTCTCGGTATGAACGAGTGTCCCGAGTTCCCCGTAGACGAGGATGTCGTACTCGGTGCTCGCCTCGGCTTCACCAGTCGCTCCAGAGTCCGCGTAGCTCCATGTGCCGAGCCGGTTCCGGTGGGACCACGAGACGGTGAGTTCGCCGGAGATCGAGCTTGGGTAGCTGGCGCCGTTGAAGAGCACCGCCGTCGGGCAGTAGACCTGCTCGGATCGCGGCGGCGCGGTGGCGACGACCGTCGTGTCGAGACAGGACCCGAGCGGGTAGCCACCCTTGTTGTTGTAGGGCTGGAACGTCAGGACGTTCAAGCGAGTTGTGGACGGCGGTACGGGCGCAAGGATGTTCACGAGCCCGTTCCCATAGGACATGAACCACAGACGCGTGCCCGAGGGGAAAGCCGTCGGGGCCGTATCGAGGCAGCCCCGCGCGAGAACCTGAAGCGTCAACGTGTTAGTGCCCTCGACGACCGTCTGGAACGCGATGAACTCCTCGAGCCCGTCGTGCTCGAGCCACGCCACGTTGACTCCCTGGGCGTAGTCCGCACCGTTCACGGACTCGACGAGGTTGCAGTCGGGCCCCGTCGCGATCGTGATCTCGTCCGTGGTCTCGTCGATGGCCGATTCGAGTGTCCCGGACGGAGTGAAGTAGGGGAACTGCGTGGGGTCCCCATCTACATATACTCGGAAGCCCTTGGATACCCCCGGCGTCCCCCGCGCCGCCATCATGACGGCCTGCTGCACATCCGATCCCTGGAACGGGTAGTACTTGACCGCTTCGTACGGCGCGAGCAGGCCGGCCTGATCTGTCAACGTAGGCACCGCACCGGAGGGGTCGACCCACCCGCTTGAGGACGGAGGCGTATAGGCGGTCCAGTCGACCGCGAAGATGTCCTCCATCGCCTCAATGAGAACCTTGCCCGAAAGGAGTTCGCCGGTCCCGACCCTGAGCGCGCGGCAGACCATGCCATCGATCCCGAGTGGGGGCCAGACGAGCTTGAACACGGTCCCAGGCCGGAATGACCACGCGGTGCGGTCGGCCTCGATCGTGAGGGACGCAAGCGGGTACGCGACTGCGACGAGGGCCCGCGCCGCTGCTTGCTGAGCCCCGGCGGCATTCGAGAACCCCCGGAGCTGGAGGTCCTGCGTCGACACCTCGCCGCCCTGCGCCTCTATCGCCGCGAGGTCCTGGGCTTGCACGGTCTTCTCCACGAAGCCGTCCGCCCGGTCGACGTAGGATACCCGGACCTGGTTCTTGATCTCGCCCCATGACGCCCGGGCGAATGCTGTCACCGTGCAGCAGTCCGCGTCGAGAACCGGCAGCTCCTCCGCCCAGTAGTCGAACCGGACGAGCGTGATCGTGAGGAGCCCGGTTGAGGGCTCCACGTAGACGATGCCGTCGATGTGCCTCAGGATCTCGAGGATGAGGTCGCGCGCCGGGGTCGAGCGGTCCTGGACCATGGAGAGGCCCATGCTCTCAGCCGCAAGCGTCTGGCCCACCGCCCGGAAGCTGTCCACGTCCATGAACCCCTCCGGCAGCCCGAGCCCGTTCTTGCCCGGCGGCCGCACCAGGAGCTCGTAGATCATCGCGGCCGGATTCGCGTCGCCGTCGATGTTCTCCGCTCCGCCTGTGAGGCCGAGGCTGTTCGGGCACCGCCGCACCACGAAGGCGACGTCCTTGATGTACGGGCTCGTGCCTAGGTAGACGTGGTTGAAGACCGCGTAGCAGATCTGCCGCCACGCCGGGATGTCGTCGCCGAGCTGGTCCTGGAGATAGGGGTGGGGCTCCTGAGACGAGTTCCCGTGGTAGACGTAGATGTCCCCGTAGACGCCGCCCTCCTCGTCGTCGCCTCCGAAGAAGCTCATCTCATCGACGTGGATCTTGGTGCGGTTCGTCTGCGGGGTGAACGTCACGTTCTCGCACGGCTTGTCGTCGAACCGGATCTCCACGACCTCGTCGATCTCACCGCTGCACAGGACCAGCTGGATCCCGAGCCAGTACCTGTAGTGGGTTGTGATCTCCTCCCAGGTGAAGAGGCCGGTCTGGACGGTCTTCTTCATGGCCTGCACTTCGAGGTCGCCGTACCACGTGACCATGGGGCCGGCGAGCTTGCACGTGCCCCAGACAATCGGGATCGGCCGGCCCTCGCCGACGGTAGGGAACTGGAAGTCGCCGATCGACGACGGGTCCGGCGAGTCGAACTTCGGCTTGGGCCGGATGAGCTCGTAGACGAGCGTGAGGCCGATGTAGATGAGTGCGGTGACCCACCAGGCCATTACTCGATGCTCCCCTGGAACGGGTTTCGGCTGGGAAGCCGTGACCAGCCGAGATGGTTGTCGAGCTGCTCGAACTTGTCGAGGCACGTGGTCTCGAGGTGGTCGCAGCCCCAGTAGGCCCAGACCACGGCGAGGGATTCGAGGCCCGGGAGCGGCGAGATCAACTTCACGGTGTCGCCGACGTGGTCCGCGATGAAGCGCGTCTCGCCATCGGACGTCTGGAGCCGCCCTCCCCGGAACCATTGATCTGGTCTCAAGGCGAAGTCGTTGGACGTGACGGTCGCGCCGTCAACGGTGGTGACCGTGACCGAGTCACGGCATGCTGTGGGGTTGGCTCCGCACTCGGCGGAGTAGAGGACGTGGTTGCATGGGGTCTGCATCTTGAGAACCGGGACGGCGCGGCTCAGCACTGTGTTGAGCCCGGTCCCGACCAGGATGGCCTCGGATTCCGCGAACCGCGCCCGGGTCACCTTGCCTGTGAAGAACGCGATGGCCTCTGTCTCGTCGCCGCGATGCGCTCTGTAGGCGGTTACCCAGACGGGTGACGACGGCACGTCGCCGATGAAGAGCGCAGCCACGGGGTCCGTGCGGGCGACGGTGAACTCCATCGACTCACCGGTGTCCTCCTGGGAGAAGTCGAGCGGCGTCCGGGTGATGGGCTCCGGCGTGAACGTGCCTATGGGCAGCGTGATTTCGCGGTCGGCCGACGTGTAGAGCCAGAGGTTCCCGCCCTGCGCGAACCTGAACCCCTCGACGGGCTGGCCCTCGTATCTGCTCCGCTCTCTCTCGTCGTAGGTCATACCGGCGCCTCCATGGGAAGCTCGCGCACACGAATCGTGGCCTCCGCCGCGCGGCCCGTTGGATAGGAGATCTCTACCCGGTCCTCCTCGAGCCGGCAGAGCTTGAGGAACGAGACGACGGTGGTGTCCTTGGAGTAGGCCCGCACGGCTGCAGGGTCGAGCGTCAGGCTCTCAGTCTCGTAGTCGGCGGGATCGTCGGCGTCGGCGATGCCGTAGTAGTCCATCGCGCCGTTCCCGAGCGTCCAGAGGGCAACATGACGGCGCGCTCCCGTCGTGCCCCACATCTGTTGCGTGTAGCGCACCCAGCGCACGGTCGCGATCGCCTGGCCCTCGAGGATGTCCTCCGTGAGCGTGAGGTCCCACTGGAAGCTCGGCAGCCAGAAGGGGACGGCGCGCCCGGCGCGTGCGTCGAGGAACTCGCGCATGGCTGTGATCTCCGCGCGTCCGAGCGCTGTCCACGTGAACGGCCGCACGGCGGCCGGTGCCGGCGACTGCTCGTCCGTGACACGCTTCCCGGTCTTGGGGTCGAGGAGCACGAACTTCCGGTGCAGGCGCTCCTCGATGCCGCCCACGCGGTTGTAGTTGAGCTCGAGGACGTCGTACCCGAGATAGATCATGGCCGGAACCCGTCGATGTCGAAGGTCAGGCTCTGCGAGACTGCCGTGAGCGACTGCCACGTGAGCGCCTCGTCTGCGGAGAGTCGTCCGACGACCGCCGGCATCACCGAAGTGGTCCCCGCGCTCCACGAGTGCTGCAGCCCGGTCGTGAGGACCAGGCGGTCAGCCTCGACCGATGCGATGGTCTGGATCTCCCAGCCGTAGGGGTTGAGCCAGAGCATGACGAGGCCGCCCGCCTCGAACGGAACGTCGGCGGTCTCGCAGTAGACCTCGAGCTCGTCCGCGAACGCGTCGGCGGCGAGCGCCGTCCGGAACTGCCAACGCCCCACGCCGAACGCGCGTGGCTGGTTCCCGAAGAGGATCGCCGCCGCCATCTGTGCGTCGCGGGCCTCGTCCAGGAACACGGAGTAGGAAATGGTCCCCACGGGCACAGCCCGGAGCTGGATTCGCTGCTCCATGCCCGTGTAGGCGGAGAGGATGTCCGTCAGATACCCGAACGTCTCCGTGATGGGCTGTGCCATGTTCGGTGCGAACGGGAAGGGGATAAGCCTGAAGCCGAGGATCCGGATGCCGGTGCCGCTCTCGTCGATACCCACGAAGACCCAGGTCACCACGTTGTCGATCTGCGGGTCGCCCTCGGCGGCCACCTTGACCGTGTAGATCTGTGAGTCGGAGGCCGGGAAATGGGCCGGGAG